TTTTTGTCATGACTTTGGCGTGTTTAATGTCTTCCTATTATTCCACGACTTCTACAAACAGTAATATTATTAATCTCATTTTATCTATTTACTTTTACTCTTTTATGATTAACGAGATTTGATTTGCGTTTTGGTTTGCGTGTTTTGCGTCTTTTGCGTTTGGAACCACCGACTGTGTTAAAATGAAGTTCAATTGCTATATATTCATTTAATTTTTCTCCTACTAATTGAGTGTAGTTTCTTTCGTATTTCACATTATAAAAACAAAAAAATATCATTTGTCTAATAAACATAACTTGTTTTTCAAATAATTCATCAGAATTAATATTTAAGCATATCTTCATAGGAAATAATTCGTTTAAACACACTTCAACTTTTTTAAAGTATTTATTTATTTTATCATTTAAACTAAATTCAAAACAAGTTCCTGTAAAATATTCTATTGTTTCTCTCACAATTTCAAAATATACATCTTTATTTAATGTTTGGAGTCTACCAAATTCTTCAAATGTTAATTGTATCAATGGCCAAATAACTCTTTCATTTTCGATTGTATTCGGATTATTAAATCCAAACTGCGAGTACCAAGAGTTTCCAATAGTTAATATTTTTAAAGAAGTTAGATCGAGTTTAAGATCGACCCCATCGCATGTAAAGTTTATTTTAGATAAATTTGTCAATTTAAAGATATCGTAACCATATTTTTTCCAAACTCGATTATATTTTTTAAATTTTGAGTTCCACTTTTAGGAATATCACTACAACTATTATTAATTCCTCCTTGTATGATATATTTTCCTTCAATTAATTGTGGTACCATCATTATGTAACAATCTATTCCAGTGGCGTTATTTACTATTAAAATACATGGTCCCATGACATTTCCAGAAAAATATTCATCGCCCCTTTTATTTTTATTAAATATTTCTACTAATCGGGTGTTAATCTCATTTAAATCTAACCTATCAAAGTGTTCCATAATATTAATTCATATTAAAAACTCTGTAAACTCTGAGTATAAGGATTTGATTTGAATGCCGACAATAGATCCCCATCTAATCTATCAACTTTTGTCATATCGTCGGGCGCATATGTTTTACCCATCATTTCTTTTACGGCAAATGTTTGAGGCATCGCACTCGGTACCCATTGACGATTATTGACGCGATCCTGTTCTTGTTTCGCAATATTCACGTTCATTTGAGGACTAAACATTTGAGTATTTCCATGATTTGTTCGCGAGTAAGTAGTAGCCTCTTTTAATTCGTTATTTGTTTGATTATACACAGCCGAATAATCTTTTGCGCCCACATTATTCGCAGAACCGCCTATATTTCCAAAAGAACTATATGTTGTGTTATCTCTCTGATTGTTGATACTACGTGTATCATGTGTTATGTAACCCCCCACCCCATTTTGTTGACCTTGAAAAGAATTCGGGGTATATAGTGTCGTTTCTTTAATAGTTGGAGGTACGTATTGATTTGCCACATAACTCGAATTCACGCCATATTTTCCATTTCCATAAATTCTAGGGTTATTTGACATTTCGTCCCTTTTGTTCGGCTTTAGTAAATCAGTAATCGGCGCTAAAATCGATCCGATTGTCCTAGAAACATTTAACAATACAGGAGTATTATCGTTCGCAGATCGATTATTTATATAGTTTGTGTGACTTTTGTGTAATGTATCAAACCCTTCATAACTCCCTTTTCCAATGGCACTACACGCAGTGACATCTGAAGTCGGCAATGGTTGTCGTTTTGGATCTTCGTATTTTTTTGTTACATATCCATTTTGTTTCACCAATGAAGTCGGTGGTCCACTATATTCAGTTGATGTACCAATGCGATTTTGTTCTTTCATTATTTCTTCTGAATGCGCCATCTGACCCTTTGTTTCTGTGGGGGTAGTGAAATACCTCTCTGGACCTAATTCGTAGAAAGAGTCGGGGAGATTTTTATTGACGGGTGCCTGTATTCCTATATTTGAAACCAAACTTTTTCCAGGCCCTTCCAAATTATCCAATGTATAGGTTGTTTTTGGATTTGTGGCAACTCTCAACTCATCCACCCCCTTGTCCATCCAAGTTTCTCTAGATTCCATTCCACTATTATAGCCACCGCTTCCGGAATTATCATACCCCTTATTCAATCCCGGGGCAACCATTACAGATTCAAATGGTTTCACGTTATTCATTGTCATGCCAATATTTGTTCTAGATAAGTAAAAATCATCCATCCCAGGCATTCCGTTTGCCCAATTTATATCAGATTCGGGTTTAAAAAGCGGAGCTTGCTCGGTTTTTTTAATAATATTGCTATTATTTCCGACCATGTTGTCTAAAACACTTTCATTTGTTTTTACACCCGTGTTTGTTCCCATTTTTGAGCGATAAAATGGAACCATGTTCTCGTGAGTAAAATCATCTGCCTCCATGTAATTTCCGGTTAAAGAATATACTTGCTGAATAGTATTGCCCGTATTGGGTAGAGCCGATTGATCTCTATACAATGTTTGATTGAAATATTTATCGGTCGCAGTATTTGGATCAGAATATTCATTTAAAAGATTTTCCTTTTTTTCTGCGTTTATGGGTTTAAACCCTTCTTTGCGACGCTTAATGGCAAATAATCCCCCTAATGCTATAATTGGTATGACAAGTTCCATATTACAATAACACATTAAAAAAAAACATTTTAAAGTCAAATATTCAACGACATAAAACTATCTTTGTAAATGGGCACATATAAATCTTTTTCGATGTCTCTCGAACTAATATTATGCATAAAAGGAATGTTTGCTTTTATTTGAGGATTGTAATGTAAATATTCAGGTTGTGGTGTTTCGACTCCTCTTAAATTCCAAGCGGGTTGAATCGTCCTAGATTGTTCTGTATAGAGTAGTCTTGTAGATGGATATGAAATCGCCGAAGATTGAACCGGTTTAGGATTGTTTCGCATACTATCACATTTTAACTGTTTGTCTATTCCTTTGAGACTACTATCAATGTCAACCATGTTCGTTCGCAGATTACCTCCCCATTTTTGAATCCGAATATTTGGGTCTTCTATGAAAAATGGTGTAGTTCCGTTTCCTGGAACATTTAAATGATAATTACCCACATCAGTTGATTGCTGTAATCTTTTTTTTGTTCTACATTCATCATAATTAAATCTAGTAAAAGCCATAATTTAATAAAATAAAATAAATTTTTATTTTATGAAAAGAGGAAAACGACCCACTTTAGTCATTTTGTATAATCTGGTACTCATTGTTGTATTTTTCATCGTTTATTTGCTTTTAGCAGATCATTTTATTACAAGTGATAGAAAAAAACCAGAAGTAATAGATATACTTACTTTATCGGTTACTTTACAAACAGCCGTGGGATTTTCAACATTAACCCCTGTAACAAACACGGGTAAAATAATTTTATTGGTTCAACAAATTTTCTTAATTTTTGGAAATTTAATAATCCTACATTTCATGATTATGTAAATCCGGGTCGCTGAGGTGTAAATCTATGTTGCGGCGCAAGAAGAACCGGGTTTGATTGATCCATGTGTAAGAAAGTGTTTTTCTTCGGTTGATATTGAAAGGATTGTGGTTCTATAAAGTTACAGCTTCCTATTCCTTTTAAAAAGGAGTCTACATCTATGTAATTATCTGTCAAATCTTTTGGATGTAATTTGGCAATTCCTAACCCATTTCCTTGAAGATGTGTCGTATACGCTGGTCCATTAGGACTATTTTCAAAAAATCGGTAATCTATCAATTTGCTATTTCTTTTCTGCTCAAGTTTATAATTTTCTTGTGTATTGTTATTTCTCGAAAACATATATTATAATTTTATTTTTTCAATCAATTCTTCTATGTCAGGTTGATTATCACTTAAAATAGCCTGAATACATGGATAAAATAAATAGAAATAATCATAAGAAAAAAGAATAACAAAAGAGATGTCTCCGTAAATTTCTTCCATTGCCGACACTATTTTTACAATACCCGGATTCTCTTTTACAATTTCATACAATTCCCCCACTTTTTCGTCTATGATGTTTGCTTCAAATACTTCTAAACCAAATAATTTCAGTAATTCTTGGCGGTATATATCCTCGGTAAGAGCATATACCACTTCTTCTTCAAACTCTCCTAGATACATTATTTCAGTTCTTTTATATAAAGTGGGAAAAGAAGTGTCCATTCGATTTATTTGAATTTCGTTTTTATATCTTTTATTTAATAAATTCTTCTAAATATGGATGTTTTGGTAGTTGGGTGTGGGTTATCTGGTATTGTTATTGCCGAAAGGTTTGCGAACGACGGAAAAAAGGTGACGATTATTGATAAACGTGATCATATCGGGGGAAATGTTTTTGATTTTCGCGACGAAGATACTGGTATATTAATGAATAAATATGGCGCTCATTTATTTCACACCAATAATGAAAAAGTATGGAATTACATAAATCGTTTTGATAATTGGATAAGATGGGATCACAAAGTTGTTGGAAACATAGAAGGAACCGTTTTTCCAATACCTGTAAATATTAATTCAACAAACATTTTGTGTAATGAAAATATTTCTAATACCCAAGAGATGAAAGAATGGTTAAATGAAAATCAGAGAAAATATGAAAAAATACAAAATTCAGAAGAAATGGGAAAATCGAGAGTCGGTGATGTTTTGTATGAAAAAATATTCCGGGATTACACATTTAAACAATGGAATAAATACCCCGAAGAATTGGATGCTTCTGTATTGGCTAGAATACCCATTCGCGACGATTTTGATGACCGTTATTTTAGCGATAAATATCAAGCTCTTCCAGAAAAAGGATACACGCATTTTGTGTCGAAAATATTGGAGCATGAAAATATCCAGGTTCTCTTAAATACCGATTATTTTGACTTTGACGTCCCACCCAATTGTATTGTTATTTATACTGGTCCTATTGATGCGTTTTACTCTGGTTGTGGTTTGGAAAAATTAGAGTATAGAAGCATTGATTTTCATGTAGAAAAATTGCCCGATAAATTTTATCAGACGAATTCAGTCGTAAATTATCCACACAAGGATGTACCTTATACTCGCATCGTGGAATACAAACATTTCCTCAACCAAGAAGCAAATGGGACAATTATTGTAAAAGAAACGACTTCCGATGAAGGTGAACCGTATTATCCTGTACCGAATCAGAAAAATATGGATCTTTATGAAAAATACAAGAGTATGGCTGAAAAGGAAACACGAGTTCATTTTTTAGGGAGGTTGGCAAATTACAAGTATTTTAATATGGACGAGGCAATACTAAATGCTATAAATTATTACGATGATCTGCAAAAGGATTTTCCCTAGTTTTTATGTCATCTTTTACGTTATCTACGGGTACTATTTGATTTTTAGTATTGGACCATGGAAACCAATTTTTTAGTGAAAACCGTTGTGAATTTTTAGACGACCTTAAACTTGGCTTTAATTTTTCGGTTTGCGCAAGTTTGGAATATATTTGTTGCCGTTTTTTGAGTACTTGAGGTGAAACTTTGGATGAATGCGGCATCCCACCTCTCTTAACCCTGTGCTTTCTACGTGTTTTTAGTTTTCTATTTTTCATATATTACATATATAAAATATTTGTAATATATATGTTTAATAGTAAATGTATAAGAGAAAAATCAAATGTCTCTCTTTCTAAACCAGAATATAAGTTTGATAAACCTTATTTTGATCCTGATGTCTTACGCGAAGACCTCCCTTTTGTTTCTCCTAAAGCAATTGATCTCTTTGAAAAAATAACAGAATTGGATAAAAACGACATGGAAGAACACGGTAAATTATTCAAACACTTTATTTTTTGCGATGTAAAATCCAAATTATACGGAATTCATTTTTTAGCAAGTTGTTTTTTAACGTACGGGTATTATTTAGGGTATGATTCTGATCAAAAATTATTAAGCGATAACGAATTATTAGAAACAAAAAACAACAATTTTTTTTTATTGTGTTCGTTGGATGTTTATGGCGATCCATTGCGAGTTGGCACTAAAAAAAATATCTTAAAAAAGTTTAACGAAAGACCTGAAAATGTTCACGGAAAACTGGCACGTTTTATTTTAATGGACGCCGGATTTAAAGAAGGGATCGATTTGTTTGATATAAAATATATTCACCTTTTTGAACCATCTATTAATGAAGCCGATTTAAAACAAGTCATAGGAAGAGGAACGCGAACATGTGGACAAAAAGGATTAAAATTTATCCCGAATGTAGGATGGCCGTTAAATGTCTATATTTACGATTTAACCATTCCAGAAAATGTCCGGTCTAAATTTTTAGATGAGCCTAATTTATTCGCTCTTTATTTGAAGAGTCTTGACATAGACATTAAAGAAAAAATATTCGGGACAGATTTACAAAAAGTTACCATTGAAAATTCTGTAGATTTTTACCTCAATAAAAATATACACGAATTTCGCAATCAAACAGGAGGACGTGTTAAATCAGATTGTTATAAATTACCAGAGAGAGAATGCCTAGATAGAAAAGGTTGTTTATTTGCGAAAGGAACAAAAAGACAATATTGTCGCAGAGGAGAGAGACGGACACGAAAAGCACGCAGCCCTAAACATTCTATATCCAAACATTCTATACCTAGTCATATTTCAATGAAAACTGGAAGTGACGTTTCTTCTTTGACTCTTCCACGAGTTGTAGCAAGCCTTGATAATTACTCTCTTCAATCTAATATTTCTTCTCTCACACAAAGTCCATTTTCTTCAAACTCAAGTATGTCAAGTATGTCAATCCCCCCGATTCACAAAATGTCTAAAGAAAATTTACAAGAATTTATCAAAGACCATTTTGAACATTGTAAATGGGGCGAGGTTGCCATTGAAAATAATTGTGGGGATATTCCGGATTCAGTTGGGTCGATTTCAATTCGTTCTCAGATGTCGAGTCAATCTGGTGGAGGAGTTATAAATTACACACCTACACAACAATTTGTTAGTGATTACTTTAAACCATCTACTTTTGTCAAAGGAATGTTGTTGTGGCATTCAGTTGGGACAGGAAAAACGTGTTCGGCAATTGCTGCGGCAACCAAGAATTTCGAGCCGGATTATACGATATTGTGGGTAACGCGAGCAACGTTAAAGAATGATATATGGAAGAATATGTTTGATCAAATTTGTAATGAATCCATAAGGCAAAAAATACAAAATGGCGAGATGCTTCCAGAAGACCACAATAAAAGGATGCGAATGTTGTCAAAATCATGGGCAATTCGCCCCCTCTCTTACAAACAATTTACCAACTTAATAAGTAAAGACAATCAATATTACCATGATTTGGTAAAAATCAACGGAGAAGAAGATCCGTTGCGAAAAACATTGTTGGTAATAGATGAAGCTCATAAATTATACGGGGGAGGCGATTTATCTAGTCTTGAAAGACCTAATATGAAAGATTTAAAAAAGGCTATTATGGATTCTTATATTAAATCCGGCGATGATTCTGTCCGTTTATTACTTATGACGGCCACACCCATTACAGAAAATCCAATGGAAATAATTAAATTGCTCAATTTATGTAAATTACCAGACGAACAAATGCCCGAAACATTTGTTGAATTTTCAGATGAATATTTGGATGAAGTGGGCAATTTCACGCCGTCTGGTGAAAATAAATACGCGAATGAAATTAATGGCTTGGTAAGTTATTTGAATAGAGAATTTGACGTTCGACAATTTGCGCAACCTAAACTACATTTTGTTTCAAAAGATTTGGATGTAGATTTGAAACCAGGTCTTTCAAAAGAGGAATATAGACAAGTCAAAAATATAAAAAAAATAGAATTACAAAATATTAAAAAAAATCCATATCTAAACTTAACTCAAAAACAATTTAAATCTTATTTAAATAAATGTGAGCGTTTCTCCAAAGAAAAAACGAAAAAGAAGTCGCCTTATTCTACTTGTGTAAAAGATGTAACGGAGATGATTAAACAAACATTAAAAGAGTTGGATGATATCAAAAAAGAATTACTAGAGAATTACGAAGAAGGTTGCGAAGAACTGAAACAAACAAAGGAAGAAACATCGCAAAACAAATTAACTACATATTACCAGCTTTTGGAAAAATGTAAACAAAAAATAACAGACGTGAAAGAAGTTTTGGGCGTTCAACCTTTGTTTGAAACCATTGCGAGAATAAAAGAAGAAATAATTGTTTTGAATTCGGAATTAAAAACGTTGAAAAAAACCAAACCATTAAACAAAGAAATGATCGATAGAATTCAATATCGTATCGGTGAGAAAAAGGAATTTATCAAAAACACTGAAGAAGATATAAAGGATGCTAAAAAGGAAGAAAAAATACGTTTGAAAGAAGAAATGGCAGAAGAAAAGGTTCGTGAAAAAGAAGAAAAGGTTAGAATAAAAGCATTGGAAGATATTGAAGATTTAGTGAGAGATGGATACACCATGGATAATGAAAGAGTGGAAAATGTCTTGGATGATTTCAGAAGAAATATTGAAAGAAAGTTGCGAGATTTCGTTTAATAATATAATTTAAAATATAAAGATATTATATGAATTGTATTTTTTGTTGTGTATTCAATCAAGAAAAATATCTTGAGATGTTTTTTCTACTTTTAGAAAGTATAATTATTTACGGGGAATTAGATAATACAAATATATTAGTTTATACTTCTACGTCTTTTATGAATAAGATTAAACAGAGTCATTTGTTTAATGATAACATTGTTTTTGAAATAAATGATACATATGATAATATCGATAAATCATGTAAGGCGAGATTAGACCTTTTTAATTTTGATTTGTCGAATTATGAAAAAATACTCTATTTGGATACAGATATTTTAGTGAAAGATGACATCAATAAGGTATTCGATGTTTGTACAGAAGATCTTTTATATGTATTAGAAGAAGGTAGAATAGATGGAAAAGAAAATTATCATGGAAGAACGTTATTTGGAGATGAATTGGATAATTACAAAGATAAAACAGCATTTACAAGTGCTATACTATTATTTAATAATTGTGAAAAAATAAAGAATTTATTTGAAGCAATAAATAAAGATATTGAGACAAGACATCATTTTTTTTACGACCAGCCATACATAGTATACAATGCGTTTAAATATAATTTATATAATAACAAGGTTTTAAAATCACTTGTTGTAAATAATGATCATAATATTCATAGCGACAAAGTGATACATCATTATCCAGGAACTCCTGGTTATTATCATAAAAAAATAGCAGTCATGGGAACTTTTTTGACCAATACCAAGAATTTTTTTATAGAAGAAAACATTAATAAGGCAAAACAGTATATTGATGAATATTTGATACCAATCATTCATAATTGCGGCGAAAAATTAGAAGGAAACATTTTCATGTTACATCACACAACCGAATACACCGATATATTTTTAAACAAGGCGAAAAATATATCTAATTTGGTATTGAATAAAAATGTAAAAAATGTAATGGAAATTGGGTTTAATGCCGGATTTTCAGCATTATTGATGCTTTTATCAAGTCCACACATTTCTATCAATTGCTTTGATTTAGGAGAACATACATATACATTACCTTGTTTTCAAAAACTAAAAGAAACATTTGGTGATAGAATAAATATAACGCTAGGAGATAGTAGAGAAACATTGAAACATGACAATGGTCTTTATGATTTAATACATATAGACGGTGGTCATTCAACTGAGGTCGCTGAAAGTGATATTATGAATTCATATAGATTGTCAAAACAAGGAACATTGTTGATCATGGATGATTACGATTTTCATAATTTACATAATTTATGGGATAACTACATCGAAAAATATGATTTAAAAACTCCAGAGATGGTTTTATTTTTTTCTCCACACCACGATATTAAATATGTAAATTTTTAGTTGTCTCGCATCAATTCCCTAGAAGGAAGCCCCCCTCTTATTCCGCCTGAATTGTCTTCCACTAAATATACCGGGTTTGTAATCGTCTCTTTGATACTTGGGATGAGAGGAGTATTGCTTAAAGGTAAATAACTCAACTCGGATAGTTGATTGTAACTTTTTTTATTCGTATAGGATTCTCCTTGGATAATTTGAGATTCCATCACAGGGTCAACAGATCCTCTTCCGAGAAAAGGGACAGTAACAAAAGGTCGTTGTATTAAATCAATTCTACATCGTGGATGTGTTTGTAGAGATCCAATCGTCAGTTTTGAATTTTCGTCTATATTATACCCATTTTGACCCAGACCATTTCCGCCTTTGTAAAACATATTTGGCTGCATAAGAGCAAACTGTATGGGCTTTTTCATCGTTGTATCTTCGGCAAAGTAATTTTGTAAAAGATATGTTGATCCATTGGAATTTTGAATTGTTTTCTGATCTAAATATTCATCGTCGTTCCAACTTCTCGACAATCCGTTAAATGTCTGAAAAGAGTTCATTTTATATTATAACAAAAAAAAATCGAGGATTAAGGGATATATCTATAATTATCTTTCATACATTGAATTGGATCTCCTTCTTTACATGAAGGCATGTCTCCATATAAATAGTTCCCAAAGGCGCCTTGATCATTTGGAATAGTAGTGGAAGCAGTCGCGTAAAAACGCTGCATAGACTCTTCGAATTCAACACTATTCCCTAAACCCGAAAACAGGTCGTTACCAAGCCCATTCATTTCCTTTGTTTTATTTTTTATTTTCGTATTAATATCATCTACGATTTGTGGATTAAAAGAAGGAGCCGCTGACTCGCGCTGAGGATCGTCATTATAATCGGTAAGTAAAACATTCCCTAAAGGATTTGTTTCTTTTGTCGGATAATATGTATCTTTTACAAATTTTTCCAGAGGAATTTCTTTGAAACCAGTAAATCCTTCTCTATTGTATTTATAAAAAAAATATATACATATCAGAGAAAAAATACCCCCAAATAAATATTTCACAGAGAATGTGAACAAGAAACCAATTATAGTCAATAAAATAATAAGCCGCGATAATGCGTTTAATTTTTCCTCATAAGACATTTGTGTTATAGGAATAATTTCAAATATTAAATCTGGTTTAAATAAAACATGATAATCGTTTCCCCAAAATACCATATATTATTAACTTTTTTTAGTTTTTTCTTTTAATAATATATGAATGCCAAAGCGATGGATCTTGCGAATAAATTAGGAATGGATATTAAGGGATCCACTACAATTAATGAATTGATGGGAAAATTACACAAAGGTGGGACACGAAGACGTAGGAGGAAAAGAAGGCAAAGCAGGAAAAATCGTGTCAATAAAAAGTATGTGTGGCCTTTTTAACCCAGCATCTTTTTAATATTTTCTATTTTTTCCAATTCGGGGTCTACGGGAACTTTTTTTAGTTTTTTATTCATCCTTTCTTTCATTTTAGCCATTTTGGAAGTTTGTTTTAGATTCGTTTCAAATTGCCCTTTTTGGGCATTGGTCTTTGGAATCATTTTTTCAAAGTTCCCGAAAATTTTACCTAAATCTCCGAATCCAGGCATATCCTTCATTTTCTGGATCATTTCCATTCCTTCATTCATTATCTCATTTTCATCTATTTCTCCTAAATTCATCTTTTCTTCTAATTTGCTCCCCATGCTCTGTACTATATTTAACATTTTTGTCGGATTTTTTAATAAACTAGAAAAAATATCTTGTGTGCTTGTTATGTTTTCGTCCATGGTTAAATTCTTGGCAGTTTCTTCTGCCAATTCGAATGCCAATTTACCTATTTTTCCCTGGGTCATTTTATGAAATTTGTCTTCAATCCCTTCACTTGGAACTTCTGTTTTAAACATTTCATGAATACTTTTCATTGTTTCTTCTAATTTTTCACCCATCTCTTCTTCGTTGAAATGTTCAAGTATGTTTTCATTAAACCCGGGGACTTTGATAGAATTAGTAATTGAATTTAAAATAGCTTGTAAATATTTCCATATAGCAGCTCTCGATTTATCTGATATATCCGATTCCCACAAGTATTTAAAAACAATACCCGGTAAAAATTCTGTATCATTTCCTTTAAACATTTCTGGGTTTTGCTTAAGAATATCGAATATTTTACCTGGTATCGTTCGCAAGCAATGATTGAAAACAACTTTGATTTCTTCCTCTGAGCCCTCTTTCCACCATTTTTCGATAATGGGTACATACTCGGGAAATGTTATGCGAATATCTGACACAAAATCATCTATAATAGATTTGAATTCGGGTGGGACTGTAATTTGTTCTCTGATTTCGCCAATTTCATTTTTACCATTTTCGTCAAATATATTCAGCTCCTCAAGCGCGTCTTCTATAATTTTATCCATATGTTATGATTAAAATTATATTTAAATTAAAAACGAATTTATTTTAAATCGGCCAATTTTGATAAAGATTGAATATATCCCATAATAACCAGCTGGTTTTCTTTATCCATATTTTTCACCGGTTCACGAAATCGATCAATCGCGTTTGCAATTGTCTGATAATCATTGATCGCGGCATAATCTTTTAAATCGTTCGAGTAATCTTTATTAATGAAAAAATCAATGTTACAATCCTCAATTTCTTTTTTATAAGGAGTATCTACATAATAAACCCATACACGATAAATGAGCGCAGGATTTATTTTGCGAATGGCCGACAAACTTTTTTCGGCAGTCGCCAAAGCGGCGTCCTTGGGAAAATACTCGATAACAGTCGATACCAGTTTAAAAAATAAATTATTAAAAACTGTCGTAAAATTAGGAATTGTTTTACTCGCCATTTTACTATTTTTTGAATTTATATTTAAGTTTTTTATTTATATATTTTATCTTTTTACATCCATGTCTCGTTGTTTTTGTAATTGTTCCATCGTCATATTATTTTTTCGTGCCTCAAAATCTTCGGTGGGAGTATTTATTGTGGCATTTTGATAATCTACGGAAACATAATTATACATTTGCCTTAATCCACCGTCTCCTGTTGCCGCCAAAGAATCGCTTGTCATATCTAAAAAACTAAAGTTATCGGAAGCTACGCCAGCACTTCCTTCCCCGAAAGAAAAAGCCATTGGTTCCATATTATTCATGGTCGCTGAGCTTATTTCTTTTGCGGTGCGTGGTTTTAAAGAAGAATATATATCTTCTCCATATATGATATTGTAATTGGTTAAATTCATTAGCGCAGGGACTTTTACAATATTATCTGGCATAATTATTTTCTTCCCGTTTTGTAAAACAATGTATGTTTTATCTTCTTCCTTTACACGATTATCTATACAAATAAAATGGATTTTATCCTTAAGGGGAGATTTCGCTAAATTCTGAATAATTTTTTTTGAATGATTACAATAATTGCTATAATATAGAATATCTGTCATAATTGTCGATAATAAAATCTTTGTTCAATTTTAACTCAAAATTAAAATTGAAATAATATTAAAAATAGAATGTTAAATATAACAAATGTCGCTAAAAAACTTTGTCACGGATGTATTTAATACTTCTACATTTACCCTCGAAAATATCGATGTTTCGGTAGCAAACGCAATTAGGCGATCAATAATAAACGATATTGATACATGGGTGTTTGTCACGTCACCAGAAGAAGAAAATAGATCCGTCTTTCACGCGAACACGACCAGGATGCATAATGAACTCTTGAAACAAAGACTGAGTTCTATCCCAATAAATGTAAAGTATCAATTTCAGGATACGATAGACCTGAGTGAGTATTACTTGGAAGTAGAAGTAGAAAATACTACAAACGCCGTTATCCAAGTGACCACTCGCGATTTTGTTGTAAAGAAAAAGAGTGACGGGAAACCTGTTTCAGAAGATATGAATAAAGATATTTTCCCTCCATACATTTCGCCGAACGCAGAAGATTCCGAAGAATACTATACTCTCTTTGTTTACTTGCGACCCAAAATATCAGAAGAAATCCCAGGAGAAAAAATACATTTCACGTGCGATTTCTCTGTTTCATGTGCTAAAGAAAACGCCATGTTTAATGTCACGAGTACTTGTTGCTACGGCAATACTATCGATGAAGAAAAAGCAGAGAAGGTTCTAGAAACAAAAGTTCGCGAATGGAGAGAAGAGGGTCTCTCAGAGGATATTATCGATGTCGAGGTGGCGAACTGGAGATTGTTAGATATGAAAAGGATATTCAAACCGGATTCGTTTGATTTCACTATACAAAGCATAGGAGTCTTTACAAATGACAATTTGATGTTATTGGCGTTTAAAAAGCTGGAAAATAGGGCAAAAATACTCGTAAAAAATATAGCAGATGGTCAAGTAGAAATTGGTCAATCTTTATCTACTATGGCACATTCCTTTGATATAGTCTTTGAAGATGATTATACCATTGGCAAAGTGTTGGAGTTTATATTGAGTAAAAAAATAAGAGAAAACACCTTGTTGTATTGCGGCTATTCAAAAAGCCATCCACACGACATTGAAAGCGTGATACGAATTGCGTTTCATCCAAAATTGGCAGAAAAAATAACTACCGAAATGATTACTACTATGTTACAAGATGCTCTGTATGAATCGATCGCCATGTTTACAGAATTATCAAAAATGTTTATGAAAACAAGATAAAATAATATTTTAAAATAGTAAATGTCTGAAACAAATGAACGTATCGGTTTAAATTTAGGAGATATTATCAATATAATAAATAACGAGAGACCCGAACTAAATCGAACTTTTTTAATTGAGTATATTGATGATAATAAAATAAAAATTGTAGATGATAAAGATAGATATATCCTAACTATTAACGAAGATTTATCCATCGACGATGGAAATATTGAAAATATTGAATTACTTTATAGAAATTCATTGGAAGGGTACGCATTACAAAATAATCTTACCCCGGGGTCGTGGGTCACCGTTTATTTTGACGGAAATGATGTTACTGGCGAGATAGTAAGTTTAGAAGAAGACATGATTGGAATTATGACGCCCGATGGTGTCATTTACATTGATTTTTCATACAGAGGATTGCCAGAAGATATAATCTCTATCGAACACACAGAACGACGAGATCAAATGGAAATGGAAATGGATCAAATGGATCAAGAAATGGATACCGACCAAGGAGATTATTTAATTATGAAAAGAGATTTGGAACCCGAAATTGTTTTTAAACCAGTTGACGCAGACGTTTATTTTGGAGATTACATGGATGAAGTAGTAGAATACTATAATGTAGAATCAAAATACAAAAGATATAGTCTAGAAGAACAGACCAATGATATGGTTGAAGATCTTTTGTCTGTCATTCCGGATGACAAAAGAACTCGAGATGCCATAAATAGTGTTAATACTATGGTAGAGAGATATGTTCAATTATTAAAAGAATTTTCGATATACGACGATGATAACAATATAGTTTCAAGTGAAAAAAAGGGGACTAATTATAGACCCCTTGTTCATTCTTTATATAAGTTTAAAAAATCATTATTTTGGATAATACCTGTTGCTAAAAATATTAAAAAAAATATGATTGGAGACACTGATGAGAAAGAAGATGATACGATGGAACAGTTGAATGAATTAAAATTAATCATTGAAAGTTACAAATCATTGGATGTTGAAAATAGTTATGAATCTTTCGTAAAAAGATTACAAAGTTGGTTTATACCTTTTTTGAATCTTGATTTCAATGATACGGGAGAAATAATAATCAATAAAAGAGTAAAAGAAAATTTTAACGTCATGATAAATAATTTAGGTAATTATGAGACAAAAGCAGTAACATGTGATACTACATGCGAATTTATAAAGAAAAAGTTTTTGTTTATGAATTACATTACATATAATTCAATGATACAATCTGATTCACTCTTTTTACAGTCTTTAATCACTCTCCCCGAGCCAATTGTTCGATTTTCAAGAGTCAATTTACCCGGTACGGATATTTTAACAAAATCAAATATATCAAGATTTTTTATAAACTATGGAGAATTATTGAAAATGACTATAAATAAAATAAATGTTACACCTCATCTAAAAGGGGAATGTTTGATTGGGGGAAATGAAGATCAAATCGAATCATCTTTATATGATGATAAAGTTCGAATAGATGATGATGGTCGGGTAAGTTATTATTCCAACGGGTTTGTAAATAATATCAAAGATTACTATTTAAATATGGATGTAGTAAATAGAGACTCTACGTGTGATTTATACGAAGAGTATCTTACAACAATTATCCCAAAAACTCGCCAATTATTTCATTTGATGAAAAAATATATTTCCGGTAAAATGTCTATTTTTAAAATAATTTCAACATTGGAGCCTTTTTTAATTTATTCGTCGGATATTTCATTTAGCCAATACATTGAGATGGCAAAATTCTTGGATGAAGAAATTACAAA